CGTCTCTCATTGTCAATACCATAGTCTGGTAGGAGTTGTTCTAAGGCATTATGCCAATACGTAACATGCTTGTTCTTTGGAATAAGCTGTTTAAGCTGATCTAGTGTTAGATTCATTTAAGCGCCTCAAAAAGTTTCTTTTGTTGTGTATACCATTCGTTCCAACCTTCTACTCGGTTAGCACATAGGTGATACTCAGAATAGTTTGTAACAATAGCCTTAGTTAAGTCTGATAGTTCTGCTTTATCGTCTAAGGATTTAAGCTTAGGGCATGCAGACACTAGTTCTCTAGGCACATCAGGGAACTTAGGTGTAATAGGCACAGGGGTAGAGCATCCTGTTAATAGGAATACTGTTAGACATATAGCTCTCATTGTTTAATCGCTTTATTATGTATAGTTATAACCTCTGGAGGAATCTTACATTGATCATTGTATTTGACAATTTCACGATCAACATATAGGATCTGAGCCTCAACAGCTTCCTTCACTATCTTTTCCTTAGTCACTATCTTAGTTACCACCTGAGTGTTTACTTGTTCACTCTTAGTTTCTAGGCGAGCAACTTCTTTCTCTAGCTCAGAGATCTTTTGTAGCCAATAGTTGTTATTGGATATTACACCAATCATAAATGTTGATGCAAATATTAATGCAATAAATACTGGTTTATATTTAATATATTTACCAGCAAATAGATATCCGAATATACCAATAAATAAGGTTAGATAAAATAACCATGCAGGTAAATACTTTAATATAAACATATTAATCCTTAGTCATTAAGAAGGGAAGTAGTGGGAATCGAACACCACATCAAAAGGAAGTCTCTCCTCTTCTCTACCATTGAGTTATACTCCCCTAGTGACGCCTTTTACTGTAGCGACAACAGCCCTAAGGTGGGTTCTTGGTCTCTGTACTAGGATTCGAACCTAGACCACACGGCCCCAAACCGTGTACGCTGCCTGGTAACGCTTTACAGAGATGCTAAATATCGCATGAACTTAATCACTTGACTATTAGATTGTTTGGGCAGACTGGTAGGGACTCGCACCCTATTCATCAGAGTCACAATCTGATTGCTTACTATATAGCATACCTGCTGCATAATGGTTGCGAAGGAAGGATTCGCACCTCCGTCCTCTGGGGTATGAACCCAGCGCTCTTCTAACTGAGCTACCTCGCCTATTTAAATTTATTTGTCCACTTAACTACCCATGCCCAGTAAGCAGCACTCATTCTGCCCTTCTGGATATCAGCCTTATGTCGAGCATAGAAGGCTTCTCTACGTGCTTGATAAGAGTCTGACTCACCATCTTTAGGAGGAGAACCTGTAACGCCTTGAGCGCCAAAGCGAATGAGCTTAATAGTGTCACCCTCTTTAGCTAACACAGCATGTGAGTTAGTAGAGTTTCCTGGGGTTTTCTTTGGTTTGTTATAACCTTCAAAGGTTTCACCACGATACTCGATAGCCATAGTTATTTCTTCCTACGCTTATGGTAAGATTCTTCACGCTTTTCATTATCACGTTTCTTTTTAGACATAGTATTCCTTTTTAACTGACGTTAGTCATTAGAACATAAATCCTTTAGTAACTGTCTTAGTACCTGAACGAACAGGGAATAAGTATTCAACAGCATAACGAAGGGCATCTGTCCAGTGTTCTAGATTCTCTTTCTTAGAGATTTGTGCAGTATTTGGATTGTTCTCTTCCCATACTGTTCTCTCAAGAGACCTAATAGTATGTTCTGCTCGTGGATGAATGTAGATATCTATATCACCATTAGCATTTTTAAACTTACGGTTTACAGCAGCTACTGAGTCAACAATAGGTGGAGCAGCTTTATGTGCTCTACATATAATGCCATGAGACTCTAGAATAGAGAAGTCTGTAGCTCCTGCCACAGCACTAGTCTTCCTAGCACGCCCTGCAGGGTCTGGATAAGCAAATACCCTATGACCTTTATCCTTAAATTGATTCTTAAGCTTCTTAGCTAATTGTTCAGTATCTAGTACATTCTGCATATCTTCGAGAATATGAATTTGTCCTGCTCTAACAGCAAACACAACAGCAGCCATAATACCAATGTTAAAGTCAATAGCCACATGGACATCTTCTTTGCTTGTAGTATCAGTACTGAAATATGGTAGATCAGCTGTAACGTGAGTCTTACGGTCGAACATATAAAAGACCTTAGCACCAGAGTCCTCAAAGGAACACTCGTACTCTCGAGCAAACTTCATAGGATCAATTAGACGCTTAGTCCTCTCGATCTCCTCTGTAGACAAGTATGGAGAATCCCTATAGGTGTACCTGAAGGTCTTCCATCGAGTGTCTAGTGTTTCGAAGTTACACATATCATAGAAATAGTTCATCCCCTTAGGAGTTCCAATGATAAGTGCCTTATGGTTACCTGCCCAACGTGTAGTCATAGCAGGTTGAATGATAGATTCCCAAGATTCTTTTAGTCCTGGTTGTCCTGTCCAGTCAGAGACCTCGTCCCCTACAACAAAGTATTGACCTGATCCCCGCATCCTTTCAGATGCCTCATAGGACCATAGCTTTAGCTTTACATTGTTTTGAAACCAGAATGTTCCAGCTGTCTGGGAGGACTTCTCAGCATAGTCTTCTAGGCCAAGATTATAGGCTAACAGTGGCCAGTAGATATCTAACGACTGTTGATATGTAGGACAGATAATTGATACGTTCTTATTAGGTGTATCTTCAGGCATCTCAAGAAGCTCATGCACAGCCATTGTAGCGGCTACACTAGCAAGGTAACTCTTACCAAAACCTCGAGAGGCTACTGCAGCGGCATACCTTGTGCCAGTCTTCTCAGAGAACAAATACTTTAATACTTCTGACTGACCTCTATGTAATTTAATTTCATTTGACATTTAAACAAATATGTCTACACTATCCTTAGTTAAGACACCTTTCTTATTCTTTGCATTAAGCTCTTCTAGTTTCCTATAGAATTCAACTATTTGTTGTCTAGCTTCAAGGCCCTCTCGGAATACTTTGTCAGAGGCCGCTTTAAGTGCATTGTATTGCTCTTGGTACTTAGTAATGCTATATTCAGCAGGTGATTGTACTCTCATTGTGAGTCCTTTAAAAATGTATACTTTATAGCAATAAAACTAATTTACATTAAAAACGAATAATTTATTATTCATTTGTAAATACAATTTTAAGCGGCTTTTTGTCTTCAATTACTTGCTCAGTCTTCTCAGGTACTTGCCTATAACCATACTTCATCAGTGTATTCATAACACTCGTCTGGATGTTCAGAAGGTTCGCCAGAGCAATAGCTGAGTACTTAGCCTCGCCATTCTCCATAGCAGTAATCTTAGCCTGTACTGTATAGTAGTGATCCACAAGCTTCTCAATAGGATCAAAACCTAAGCTCTGAAGCTTCTTAACAGACTCTTTTGAGTAAATCGTTGTTGTACCCTTAGGACGACCCTGTCCAGGTCTCAGTCCCCCACGTTGACCATAAGTAGTCTTAGCTTTATAGTCTTTACTGGAGGGATCAGATAAAGACACATTGTTAGTGTCTGACATAGTGTTTTCCTTAATTACGAGGTACTTTTATTACCTTTTCGGGTTGGTTTAGCGGGAGTCACTGGGACAATGTTGTTAGAGTGCAGTTGAATTTTCAGATCAGAGATCATAGACAAGAGTTCCTCTTTATCCTTCAATAGTCGGTCAACCTTAGACTCCAACTTCTTTACCTCAGACATAAGCAGTTCAGTAAGCTTATCATGGGCCTGTTGACGTTGTTTGTCCTTATTATGCAGGTAAGTCCAGAAAGCACCAGTACTTAACACAACAACAGCTACTTGAATAATTGATTCCATTTTAAATTCCTTTTATGTTTGAACCATAGACATCGGGAGGTACCTTCTACAGGTCGACTGTAGTACCTCTACACTTGTATTATGGAACATTAAAATAATATTTTAAAGTACTCTTAAAAGTACTCCTTTAAAAATATTTTATAATATTATTTTTAATTAATAACAACGATAATAATATAACTTTAATGCTACCGCTATTAAGTTACTCTTTTAATATTAACCCTCTATATCTC